ATTTTCAATCCTATTCCAGATAATTTTAGGTGTTTTAGCTTTAAGTTTTTTATATAATTTAACTTCAGCACCCACTAGTTTTTTGGGGTAACACCGTCATCCTTTTTGCCATTAGATTTAGGTTTTAATGACACCAACATGGCAATTAAAGTAAATACTTCTTCATATGGTCTCTTAGAGAGATATGACAATAATTGCTTTCTTTGTTCATTTGTTATTTCCATTTTTCCTCCTAATATGCTTTTAAAAGTTTATCATCCAATTTTAATTTCTGATCTTGGTGTGTCTTTAACACCAACCTCATACTTGGCTGACCTATTATCATGTGTTCCTGCACTTCCATTCTTTTAATCTCTTCAAGATAACCATTCTTCTCGACATATATTTTGGCATGGCTAATTGCATTGCCTTTAAGTTTATCTGTAAAGCCACCAAGAAATTGTTGTAAATCTTTAACGAGCATTAAAGTAATCACTCACTTGTTTTGCTAATCTTTTATTATCTTTTTTTAATTCTTCGTTCTCTTGAACCATTTTACTCATTAACTGTTGATGTGATTCGTTTATAGCCATCAGTTCTTTAACTCTTTGTCTTAAAGTACTAATGATTTCTTCCAAATCGTTTGGGCCTCTTTCACTTTGCATAACTATTCCTCTCTTTTTATTAATCTTATTTTTTAATTGTACTTCTGGTATTCCCCATCTAGTTTGATCTGTCATTCTATTATCTCTGTCATAACTATTGACAATATAGGATAGTTACCTTAAATTGTCAATATGGGATTACCAAAAAGATTAACAGAAATGCAAAAAAGATTTGCAGAATATCTTGTGTATAATGAGGGTAGAACTACAGGTACAGACGCAGCAATTGCGGCAGGATATAGTCCAAAAAGAGCTAAAGTTGAGGCATCAGAATTACAGAATCCTAGACTATCACCACTGGTTGTACAATATATCGGAGAATTACGAGAAGAAAAACTAAAGAAATATGAAGTCACTTACGACAAGCATGTAGCAGAACTTGGCAAGATTAGAGAGGAAGCTTTAAAGAAAGGCGCATTCTCCGCTGCAACAAATGCTGAAAAGAATAGAGGTATGGCTGCAGGTTTATATATAGATAGGAAGATAATTAAAACAGGTAAACTAGAAGAAATGTCTGAAGAACAATTAGAAGCTAAAATGAAAAAGATATTAGAAGACTATGCACCAATACTTAATGCAAAACAAATTGAAGGTGAAGCGTTAGAAGTTAATGAACCCTCGTCATCTTCTTTACACAAGCCAAAGGAATCATCGTCCGATCCCCAAAAGTAATCTCATTGGTTAATGGGTCCTTATCATAGGAAGCAAACAATCTAATTGAATACTTATCTTTAGAATACAACCAGCCCTCATTAATAGGATAAGCTAACTGCATCTTGTTGAATTGCTTTTCATCCGCCCAACCAGAATCAGATAATATATCAATCCATTCAACTCTTACTTTTTGAAATGGTATATCACTTGGTTGAGTTGGCTCTACGGCTTTTCTTTTTGCTCTTGGTTTTCGTTTTTTTGGTTTTCTTTTTGGCATTATAATATTTCGGATTATGTTTCTTCTGAAACATATCCCAAAAATCCCGTTCTGTCATCATACTTATTACAAGTGTTATGGCATTCCCAATCATATAGTGTTTCTACAGATAAATCACTATACTGTAAACAGCCTTACGCGCGCGCGGCGGCACCACAGATAGACATTATATAATGTCTATTTTAAAAAAAATGTCTATAAAAATGTCTACTTTTTTGGCTTAAAAGTGTTGGTATTCCTATCTTTTTTTAAAAATAGACAAAAAGACACTTTTTTTTCATGTTTTTTTTTAATGAAGCTAATTTATCTGTAGAAACTCTTATATACTGTCTATGTCACAATTATGCCACAATTGGACCACATTTACGCCCCATTAAAGAAATCTTCTGGGCTGACATTGACTTTTGCCTTCTCTTTTTCATCGAATATCAAGTCATGATACATGTTTAATCTCTTCAGCCACTTGTGCTTCCACGCTCTCAAATCTGCATCCTGAAACTTAAACTCTTGAAAGTATAGATCTGGTGTACATACCATAATAATACCCTGTTTAATGTTAGACTTATGCACATAGTCATGGGCCATGCAGTATGCTGCAATCTGCAGGTAGTAATCCTCAATCCACTCCTCTTTCTTTGGCCGGTTCGCTTGCTTAAAGTCTACAATGGTCTCCATATCATTGTGAAGACAAACGAGGTCAGTGCTCCCAGCATAAAGGCCAGGATAATGTAACATAACTTCTGTACCATAGTATTCTTCAATAGGTGTAAAACCGATTTCAATAATTTTTTCGGCCATGGGCTTCGCCGCCTGTCCGATCTCTGTAAGATCATCGTAGCCAACTCCCGTGATATGAGATTCCAAGAATTTGTGCATGGCAGTCCCTCGCTTACTAGATAAATTCTTGATTCGTTCCGCTTCTTGTTCTCCAACTTTAGCCTTCCAGTCTTTTAAAAATTGTTGATTTTTTGTACGCGCTAATATCGTAGTTACGCTTGGAAGTCTAGTGCCAGAGATGTCATAAACCCTGGTCCCTGATTCGTGGTCCGTGATCTGTTTTCCTTGTATATAGTTGTATTTATTACTTTTTTTCATACCTTTAACTTGTTTTTCTAAACTATGAAATTCTTTTAAATCTTTTTCATCCATCATAATTTTTTATAGCTTTAGGGTCGTAGCTTCCTTTCTTTTTTAATTTTTCTATTTCATCTAGGTATTCGTTAACATGAGACATACTCTTTTCGTTTTCTTTATCTCGCCAAGTTTGAACATTATAGTCATAAAACTTAATTCCTAGTTGTTGTTTAATATCTTCATTTATATAATCACAAATAGCTTTAAGAGATTCTTTTTCTACCACATTAGGTAATTTACGTCTTCCTTCATTTTCTATATTTCCAATTCCTCTTTTATAAAAATTTCTATTCTTTTTTCTTGATTGCATAAAGGACCAAAACAATTGATAAATTCTATAACCGGTCGTTAAACTATAACCTATTCCATAGTCTCTAGTTCTAAAGTAAGCTTCACCAACGTTAATAGGCCAATCAAATATGTCTAAAGTAGCTCTTCGACATTCGGTAATAGTCACGTCTGAATAACCACTCCATTGCCAACCATCTACACCATTATGAATAAAGTTTAAAACTTTTTGTATGTTGTTAATGTTTTTATTAGCTTCTTTATAAAGAGGTTCATTATCAAATCTCCACCATCCATGGCTTTCATTATGGAACTTACTGGAAAGTATGGCACCACGATAATCTTGAACTAATTCTCTACCTATTAAATTTTTTTCAGTATCCTTAATTCTAGATTCATAATAAGATTGAGTACCTTCATGAGAAGACTTATCCATTTCTTCTTCTAACTCATTGATAACTTTTTTCTTATAGTTATCTAAAATTTTTTGTGGAACTATTAAATCTAGTGAAGCAAGAATAGTTTTAATTCTGTAATAATAAAACCATTCACCTCGTGCGCGGTGGTCTACTAGCATTCGATGCCATTCATCTTCGCTACCTTCTATATAACCCAATAAGTTTAATTCTTTAGGACTTCCAGTTTGAATACTAGAAAACCTAGATAAAACTCCAGCTTCATTGTTAGATTTACCAATTTTTACAAATTGATCTATTCCATGATTATATAGTACAAAGTATACGTATTCTTTAGTTTTTTTATCCATCATATAAATTTATTTAATATCCATTTAATTCCTCTAATTACATAGCCTCTAATAAATTTATTAAAAGCATAACGCAAGACTCGAACAACAATTAAAATAGGAGAACTTAATACCTCAAATATAATTAACATAATATCAACGCTCATGTCTATCACGTTGTCCGAGTTCATCAGTTTCTTTATTTTCTTCTTCTTTTTTTCTAAAAATTTCATCATATCGCTTTCGATATACATCATTTGAAACTCTAGATCTACCATCCCA